CAAGGACATCTTTAAGAACATCCTGCACCTGCTCTGCAAGTACCAAGACAAGCCTAGGATCATCCGTCTGCGCGGCAAGTTCGTGCCTATGGACCCCCGCGAGTGGAGCACCCAATACGACGTTACAGTCAACGTGGGTCTGGGTACGGGAAACCGTCAGGAACAGGCAGCAATGCTCGGCATGATTCTCCAGAAGCAGGAACAGATCTTGGGTCAGTACGGCCCCGCCAACCCCCTAGTCTCAATTGGGCAGTACCGCTCCACCTTGGGAAGGTTTATCGAAGCCGCGGGGTTCAAGGACTCCAACAGATTCTTCCGCGAGATCACCCCGGAGCTGGACGCTCAGTTGTCCCAGCCTGCCCCGCAACAGCAGGGTGCAGATCCTATGGCTCAGGCAATCATGGCCCAGACCCAAGCCCAGATTCAGGCAATGATGGCAAAGGCCGAGGCAGACATCGAGGCCAAGCGCATGAAGGCAATGGCAGACATCCAGATCGCTCAGGAGAAAGCCGCCGCCGACATCCAGATCAAGCAACAGGAAGCCGCCATCAAACTAGGACTGTAATTGGACAAAGCCGCAAGAGCGCAAAACTTACTGACCGACGAGTTTTTTACGGATGTTGTAAAAACGCAACGCGAGTTGTATATTTACAACATTCTCAACAGCCAGCCCAACGAACTTGAGGTGAGGGAAAACGCCTATATCAAGATCCGGGCGCTGGATGAGTTTGTCGCCACCCTTGAATCTCTGGCCGTACAGCCGGAGGTTGAAAAGAAGCGATGGAAGATTTTTTAATAACTAGGAGTCACAGATGGACGACAGCAACCCGCAAGGGACTGGCAAAACCGTAGACCAAGCAGCCGCAAGCATATTTGGGATGCTCGAACCCCAACAGCCGGAAGGCCAAGTTGAGGAACAGGCAGCAGAGGAACAACTCGAAGAATATGTCGAGGAGTCCGAACCCGAAGAAGTAGAGGCGTCAGAGGAAACTCAGGAAGAAGAAAAGCCACCACGTTACCGTGTCAAAGTTGACAACGAGGAAATGGAGGTCACGCTCGATGAGCTTCTCAAGGGTTATTCTCGAACCTCGGACTACACCAAAAAGACGCAGACTCTGGCTGAACAACGCAAGGCAATAGAGGCCGACCGTGTTCGCATAGAAGAAGCCGCCAAACTCCGTGACCAATACTCCCAACGGCTGCAAATCGTCGAACAGATGCTTGCCGCCCAGCCGGAGGAAAACCTCGCAGAACTCAAGGAAACCGACCCCATTGGTTACACAATGAAGGTCGCCGAAAAGTTAGAGCGAGACAAGCAACTTGAGGCAATCCGTAATGAACGCCAACAGTTAGCCGCACGACAGCAATACGAATACCAAGAGCAGTTGAAGAATCATCTCGCCTCGGAAGCCGATAAATTAAAGTCGGCCATTCCAGAGATGGGGGATGATGTCAAAGGTGAGGTTATTCGGAAAGAGATCCGTGAATACGCCCGCTCTATCGGGTGGAGTGACCAAGAATTAGCCTCGGTCTACGATCATCGCGCTGTGCTGGCTCTTTATCAGGCGATGCAATACAACAAGTTGCAAAAGAGTAAGCCTACGGTTACCAAAAAGGTTGCAGAGGCTCCAAAAATGCTCAAGCCGGGCACGACTGGTAAACAGACGACGGCAGAGCAGGATGCACTTAAAAAGATGCGTGCCAAACTCGCTAAAACTGGCGATAAACGGGACGCTGCCCGATTGTTTGAAAAATTTATCTAGGAGTTATTAAATGACTGTTCCCTCAAATACCTACCTGCGCTATACCTCCGTTGGTGTGCGCGAGGACCTGTCTGATGTTATCTATGACATCAGCCCCACCGACACCCCCATCATGTCGTCCATTGGCAAAGCCAAGGCTACGAACACCCTGCACGAGTGGCAGACGGATGCTCTGGCCGCAGCCACGACCAATAACGCCCTGATTGAAGGTGACGATGCAACCGCTGCTACGCTGTCTGCAACCGTCCGTCTGACGAACTTTACACAGATCGTTGGTAAGACTGTTCAGATTTCTGGCACGCTGGAGGCAGTTGACAAGGCTGGCCGTAAGTCTGAGAAAGCTTATCAGTTGGCTAAGGCTTCGGCTGAGATCAAGCGCGACATCGAGACCATCCTGACCGCCAACCAAGCCAAGACCAACGGTACGGCTACTTCTGGCGCTCGTAAGATGGGTGCATTGCTGTCATGGATTACGACCAACGTCTCCAAAGGTTCGGCTGGTACGAACCCCACCGGCGACGGTTCGGATGTGCGTTCTGACACCACAACCCGTACGTTCCTTGAGTCCATGCTTCAGAGCGTTGCCCAGCAGATCTTCTCGTCTGGCGGCACTCCGAAACTGCTCGTGGTTCCCCCGGGCCTGAAGGCTACGACCTCTGGCTTCTCAGGTGTTGCTGCACAGCGTTATGTGACCGGCTCCGAGCCGACCACTATCGTTGCCGCAGCAGGTGCTTACCTGTCGGACTTCGGTCTCATCAGCATCGTGCCGGATCGCTTTATGCGTTCCACAGATGCTTTGGTACTTGATCCCGAGTACGCCGCGCTTGCTTATCTGCGTCCGTTCCAGACCAACGATCTGGCAAAGACTGGTGACTCTGAGAAGACCCAGATCCTTGCAGAACTGACTCTGGAAATGCGTAATGAGAAGGCACACGGCGGTATCTTCGATATCAAAGCTGCCTAAACTGTTGTAGAATCGGGGGTGGGCTAGTCCCACCTCCGTTTTTGGAGATCTAGTGCTAAAACTCGGAACTGAGGTGGTCAACGGAGAAGTCCGAACCACTTACGCAGACAACGAAGGTAATCTGATTACCAAAGCGGAGTCCAACCTTACTCCGATCATTGAAGCAAACAAGGCTTTATATAATTCCACAGACGAGAGAGCAAGGTGGGGCAACGGCCAGATGGTCGCTGACATCCCATTCCCCGTCATAGAAGATCTAAACCGACAAGGCATCCTAAGAGGCTTTGTGGTGCTAGACCAAAAAAGAATGAAGGCTTGGCTGAATAATCCCGATAATCGGTTCTTCAGAACCCGACCGGGCAGAGTTTGAGGAGAGAAGATGAGGAAAGATTACAAGGTCGCCATTTGTATTCCCACGCGTGGCGAGATGGAAGTAGGCACAGCGTTTGATCTAGCCCTGATGTGTGGCTACGACTCACGGTTTAGAAGCAAGGGTAAGCAAGCCCTATACACCGTGGCAGGAACCTTGATCTTTGATCAGCGCGAGAAGTTGGCAGAGTCAGCCCTGAATGAAGGCGCGGATTATATCCTTTGGGTAGATGCAGATATGCGGTTCCCAAAAAATACGATCGAGTACCTGATCTCTAAAGACAAAGACATTGTGGGGGCCAACGCTACAACGCGAGTCCCGCCGATCCACGGAACCGCAAAGAACGCATGGATCAACAAGGAAGAAAAGACAATCAACTGGCAGAAGATTAACTCCAAGGACAAAAAAGGTCTGGAGCGTGTAACTGCTATTGGGTGCGGTGTGATGATGGTAAAGGCTGAAGTTTTTAAGAAAACACCTCGCCCGTGGTTTTGGTTTGAACAACTGCCGGGAGAAAAACTCCTAGGCGAAGATGTGTATTTCTGTGTGAAAGCGCACGACGCAGGATTTGAAACATGGGTAGACCACGAGTTTTCTAATTCCGTGGGCCATGTCGGTTCATACACTTTTGGATGGCACGAAGTAGCCAGTAAGGAAAACAATGGCTCTGACGAGTTACAGTTCACTAAAGACGGCAGTTGCGAACTATCTTGGGCGCAGCGACCTGACCAGCCAGATTCCTGATTTTATTACGCTGGCAGAACTCCGTCTGTCGCGTGAGATTCGCACACGGAAGCTGCTGAAGTCGGTCACCACAAGCACAGTCGCAGGGGACTCTACCGTAGAGATCCCCTCTGATTTTTTAGAGATGCGGGATATTTACCTGTCTGGGAATCCACGGATTACCCTGAACTACGAGAGCCCTTCCGCATTTACCCGCAACGCACAAGCAGAAGTCTCAGGTAAACCCGGCTTTTACACCATGCTGGGTCAGGAGTTTGAGTTTGCGCCTGTACCGGATAAGGTCTACACGGTTGAGCTGCTGTACTACTACAAGCCAACCCCGATGTCCGATAGCGTGGCGAGCAACGAGTTTCTGGCTAACTATCCAGATGCCTTGCTGTACGCATCACTACTAGAAGCCGAGCCGTACCTGATGAACGACGCCCGTATGACCGTCTGGTCAAGCATGTACGACCGCGCTATCAACAATATCAATACCTCTGACCAGAACTCAGAGTTTGCCGGTGTCCCACTAACTATGTCCGTCACTTCGAGGTAACTATGTCCGAAATGTCCAACTATCTGGAAAATGGCCTGCTTAACGCCGTTCTCCGCAATACTTCTTACACCTCACCGGCCACAGTCTATGTTGGTCTTTACACCACCGATCCGGGCGAGGGAAACACAGGAACAGAATGTACGGGTAGCGGCTATGCCCGCAAGTCTGCAACCTTTGGATCACCTTCCAACGGTGTTTGCACCAACTCGGCTTCTGTGGAGTTTGACCAAGCAACCGGGTCGTGGGGAACGATCTCTCACATGGGCCTGCTAGACGCCATCACCTCTGGAAATCTTTTGTTTTACACAAACATCACAACGTCCAAAACCATTGAGTCTGGCGACATCTTCAAGTTTGCCGCCGGAGACATCAGCGTCACGCTTGCCTAATGCTCACCCTAGAGGAACTCGATCAGCTCGGCACTCTGGATTCAATGCCGCAGTATCCTCTGGACGCAACATGGTATGTAGACAAGGTTTGTGGTCCTTGGACAGTAGATTCAATGGACGCCTTTGGCACGTTAGATTCTCTAAACCTGCCAATGGACTCCGATGCTTGGGGAACCGCCTGCATTTACTTTAACGCCCCATCAGAAATAACCGCCTCTGCCACGGTAGATGCGGCAGGACAGAGAACGAGAACCGGCCAAGGGCTGATGGTCTCGGAGGCAACGGTATCTGCTGGCGCTTTTGCGATACGCAACGGAGAGTCCTTAATTACCGCCTCTGGGACGATCTCTGCCAATGCACTACGGCTGAGGTTCGGCGCAGGAGAAATGACCGCCACAGGCACTCTAACGGGTTCTGGAGGGTTTTCTGCGGCAGGGGAAGCAATCATCACGGCTAACGCCTTGGTTTCTGCCCAAGCAATACGGATTACCACAGGAATAGCAGACATTTCCGCTAGTGGAACAGCAGCCGCAACCGCGACAAGGATTCGAGATGGTCAGGGGTTGATGACCGCAAGTGGGACTCTGAGTGCTGATGCCATCCGGGTTCGGACAGGCTTCGGAGAAATGTCAGCACAAGGGACTATCTCTGCTACCGGAGCGTTTGTAGCATCTGCTCAAGCAGACGTTCAAGCAACTGGTTCAATCTCTGCTACGGGAAGAGCGGTTTTCCTAGGGGTCGGACTTGTAACCGCAAATGCTTCTGTCGGCGCACTAGGAAAAATACTTGGCGAGGATTGGCAAAACGTGGGTGTAAGTACCGATACTTGGACATCCACAGCGGTAGGGACAAACACTTGGACCGCCGTGAGCGTGGGAACAAACTCGTGGACGCCTGTAAACGCAGGGTCTAACAACTGGACAACGAATACGGCTGGAAACAACACATGGCTCGCATAGATTTTGGAGAATGGCTACCTGACCAGCCCGGACTTACGGGGGTGGTGAAAGAAGCCCTAAATGTCGTTCCGCAGGCAGTTGGCTATGGTCCTCTTAGAACACCAGTAGACTATTCTCTAGCCGCATCCGAAGATATAAACAACGTGGTAGCTGGTAGAAACCCCGCAACCGGAAACACGGAAGTATTTGCTGGCGGTGCAACAAAGTTATTTAAGCTCGACTCCACAGACTTGAGTCTTGATAATGTATCTAAGGCCGGTGGTTATACAACCCCAACCGAGCAGAAGTGGAGATTTACCCAGTTTGGAGACGTACTGATTGCCGCAAACGGTGATTCGATCCTGCAATACTGGCTACTTGGAACTTCTACCGCATGGGCGAACCTAGACGCCGCAGCCCCTACCGCTCGCTACCTAACGGTAGTGCGAGACTTTGTTGTGACCGGCTACACAAGCTCTGCCGACTCCCAGAAGGTCCAATGGTCTGGGATCAATGACGAAGCAGCATGGACCTCTACCGCCAGTAACCAAGCCGACTACCAAGTAATCCCTGACGGCGGTGCGGTGCAAAACATCACGGGCGGTGAGTTTGGGATTGTCCTGATGGAGCGTTCGATATACCGGATGTCTTACGTTGGAACACCAGCGATCTTTCAGTTTGACAACATTTCTAGGAACCTAGGGTGCTTTGAGCCTAACTCTGTGGTTCAGTACCAAGGTATTACTTACTTCCTGTCTGATGACGGTTTTTATGCCTGTAACGGCACGCAAGTTATCAGTATTGGAAGCGAGAAGGTAGATCGGTTCTTCTTCTCAGACTTGGATGAAGCGTATTCTTACAAGATGTCGGCAACAGTAGACCCGATCAAAAACCTGATCGTCTGGGCCTACCCCTCATCTGGCAGCAACGGAAACGTAGACAGTCTTTTAATTTACAACTTTGAGACAAAACGCTGGTCTCGCGCAGAAGTAACCGTTGGATTTGTTGCGCAATCCGCCACACCTGCTTATACGCTTGAGGCTTTGGATGTATTTGGAACGGTAGAT